CTCGTCCTAAGTACGCCGAGGAATTCTAGCCACCGGCTACTCGCGCGCTACATTTTTATTTTTTATATTTTTTTTTATAACGGGCGCCACCGCCTCCACACCCGGAAATCTGATCTCCGGAATCGCCTGCTGCTCCTCCATAGGCGGTGATGTAGGAACCAAACGATGAATTGCCCCCGGCTGTCCCGGAATTTCCATATGTGCTGTTGGCAGTCTGTGCGGCGCCGCCCGATCCGCCTGATCCAATAGTGCATGTGACGGTACTTCCGGCGTTAACCAAAGAACTGGAGATGATTTGCGTTACACGGGCACCGCCGCCGCCACCGCCTCCACCGCCGCGAACAGAAGCTGCAGCGCCCAGGCGGCCACTGCCGGCGCCTCCACCGCCGCCAATCACGCAAACGACAAACCCAGCATACCCAGGAGGCACCATGAACGACGAAGTGGTGGTGTAAGCAAGTCTTAAGCTTTGGATGACCCGGGACTCCCAGGAAGCGCCTCCGGCAGCTAGAACCACCAGCCGAAACTCTTTCGGGTACATTTTGAACGACGAAATCGCGTCGATCTGCTCAGAGGTATTCGGGTCGATGGTGATCTCGCCCGCGCCCGCGTTATACAGGTAGAAATAACTGCCCGCGGCGAAAGTGGCAACCGCATTGAATCCGAGCGTCCATGTGCCACTCATGGAAAGCATATTGCCAACGTCTGTGGGCGTTAGCGTGTACGCACCAGTCTTTGTTTGAAACGGAATAGCATTGCCAGCAATACCCAGTGTTGCCCTTGCGGTTGCCGCGTCCACATCGTCAAGCAGGGCGCGAGCGAATGTGGTTAGCGGCGTCAGACCGGCTGTTCCGGCGCCTGTGAAATACGGCAGCTTGTCAGCAGCGGAGCCCATCCCGGAGAGCGCAGTCAGCTCTGCATCCAGCGGCTGGACATCGGTGATGCCAAACCCACTCAGGGTTGTCGGTTTGCCGCCAAGCTGCGCAAAGGTTACGCCGTGCGGGTTGCTGGTAGAGCCGACGTGAGTCAGCATCGACGAAATCTCGGCAAGGTGAGCATCTTTCCAGGCGCTGATGTCGGCCGTGGCCGAAGCCTCGGCAGATTCGACGCTGGCCGAAAGCGCGGCAATCTGCGCGCTTACCCCGTTCTTCCAGGCGACGATGTCGGCGAGTCCGGCGGCCTCGAAACTGTCGAGTGCTGCCTGCATTTCGGCCAGAGCGGTAATTGCCGCCAGGCGCTTGGCCTCGATTTCTTCCGCCTTGGATACAGCGTCAGAAAGCGACGGAGCGATCACCTCGTTGATGCGCACCAGGCCGTAGTCGGACACGGCGCGCACCGCATCTTCCCACGAAATGCGCAGGGCTTCGATGCTGACCAGGCGCAGGTCGATGTCCTGGAACACCGGATTGAAGAACGCCTCGCCCAGCTTGGTGAGGCCATCCTTGACCCGGTATTTGTCAAACCGGCTCGGCATATTCGACCTTGTCCGCGATGGTCTTCAGGATGTCGCCGCGCAGCACGATTGCCTGCCCCGGCACCAGTTGCTCGCCGAGCACCTCGACGCGCTCGGCGAGCAGCACGCGGTACTGGGCATCGTCGTCGATCTTGAAAGTCTTTTTCAATGGCATGGTTCGCTCCTGATGATTAGTTGACGGCGTCGATCAGCTCGACAACCGCGAAAGGGTTGCTGCCAGCGGTGCGGGTGCCGGTCAGCTTGATCTTGTAGGTGGTGGTGGCGGGCACCGTGAAGCTGTACTTGAAGCGGGTCGCTCCATCCTCGGTCGCGGAAGTCGTCACCGAGGCCGCGTATTCCGTGCCGCCGATGACGATCTTCGGCGTCAGCGCGTGGTTGACCGCGTCCCAAGCCGACACCAGGGCCGACACCACGATGCTGGTGGTGCTGGGCACGGTGCGGGAGGTTGACCACCAGGTGGCCGTCACGGCCGGTCTGCTCACGGTGACGGCGCTGTTGGTCAGCACCACGGCCGGGGCCAGATCGGACGTGCCGGTGAACACCGCGCGCAGATTGACCTGGTTGGGGCTGGTCGAGAGCCGCATCGCCGAGTCGCCCAGCTTGTACCAGGCGCCCGCGCCGGTGGGCTGGATTTCGTACTGGAACTCGCACCCCTTGGGCAGCACGTGCGGAGCGACGATCTGGATGTCGTTCATGCCGCCGCCCAGCGCCAGCGCCTGGAGCATCACCTCGGTGCGGGTGCTCTTGAATTGCGCGCCGTACAGGACGAACAGCAGATCGAAGCTGCCGTTGTAGCCGCTGTAATCGGAGTCCTGGCCATAAAACAGCTTGCCCTGGGTGTTCGGGCCGCCATCGACCAGCGCCAGGCGGTGATCGCCCTGGGTGAGCACCACGACGGCGTAGCGCTTGCCGGGCGACAGCAGCACCGGCGGCACGTCGACCGTAGTCTCTTCGGGGTAGGATTTAAGGCTCGCCTGCGGCACGGTGACCAGGGTCAATGTCTGGTCAAGCAGCGGCTTGCCGCCCTTGGTTTCGGTGACGAGGATGGTCACGTCTCCGCTGGCCGCCACGCTGGTGAAGTTCAAGCCGACGCGGGTCAGCCACAAGGCGTTGGATACCAGCACCGTCTGCGCCAGCAGCGCGCCGTTGAAGGCCGTGGTGGTGGCTTCCAGGGTGTAGGTGTCCTTGGGCGTGAGCTTCTTGTAGCCGAAGGCTTCCAGCGTGAAGTCGGTGTCCTTGCCGTGGGTGTCCCAGCCGTGGCGGGCGTACCACTTGGCGTGATGATTCGCATGCGGGCCGTAGTGGCGGGAATGGTCGGGCGCCTTGAACTTCTTCACGGTGGCGGCCTGCACCTGGTAGCCGGAAATCGCCACGTCGCCGGCATAGCCTTCCGTGGCCACGCGGGCCACGCTGGTGTAGTCGGGCAGCATCAGGCCGTTGCTGGCCACCTTCACGCTCGGGTCGATCGGGTTGAACAGCGCCAGGTTGAGCGCGGCGCTGGCGGCATAGTCGAACAGGATCGCGTCATCGACGCGGGCCGAGTAACCGGCACCGGTGCCGTCCGCCTGGGTGATGTCGCCGTAGTTGGGGGTGTAGGCCACGGCGGTCGAGGGCACGACCAGCTTCTCCTTGAGGGCGGCGATGTCGTTGGCCAGGGCCACGATGCTGGCGCGGTCGGCCTTGTCGTCGGTCTTGCTGGCCAGCCCGGCGAGGTCGGTGGCGATCGAGCTGATGCGTGGCTCGGCCTGGCCCTTCCAGGTCTCCAGCGTCTGCACGCGCTGGGCGTGGTCGGCCAGTTGCGGCAGGCGCGAAGCGGTCTGCATTTCGATGCGATCGATGCCGGTCGGGGTGAGGGTGACATAGGCGACGGCCAGGGTGCCGGTCTGGATCACCGGCGGCTGCGGGTCGGCGGATTCGGCGCCTGGCAGCAGATTGACCTGGGCAGCGCGCAGGCGCTGCATGGCCACGGCGGATGGCTGGGTGGCGCCAGTGGTCAGGTCGATGAGGAAGTCGCGCGGCTCGACGCTGGTATCGGTCTCCTGGCCCCAGACCACCACGGCCACCACTTTCTTGGTGACCAATGGCAGGTACTGGAACAGGTTCAGGGTCTGCGCGGTTTCGGACACGTAGCCCTTGCCGTCATTGTAGTAGCGCAGCGTGGCCACGGTGATTTCCGTGGCGCTGGCGGCGGCGACCAGCCCGCCGGTGTAGGCCAGGCCGGCGCTGACGGCGTCCTGCGTCAGGTGCTGCAGGCTGTCGGCGGTGTAGGTGGCGGTGGCGTTGAGGTCTGCGGACTGCAGCTCCTGCCGGTCGCGGAAGAGGACTTGTTTTTCCATGTGTGTTGCTCCTAGTTGATCCAGTCGCCGGCAACCCGCTCGCCGGCAAGAACAGATTCCCCGGCCGAGACCGGGCGTTTGATGGTGGTGTTTATGGTGATGCGATCCGAGGCGCGGGCCATGTCGCGCATGGCCTCCAGGCAGTCCGCCAGCCCGGTCTTGACGGTGGCCACCAGGTAGCCGCGCACATAGCGACCGGCGGCCTGGCGTGACACGGCGCCGGGAATGCGCACCGATAGTTCCGCGTGGTGCGCCGGCATGCCCAGCCGCCCGGCGTTGAGGTGCAGGGTGGCGGTGCGGCGATGCACCGCGATGTCCGGGTCGAACAGGTAGAGGCGCTGGTAGAGCCGGTCGCGGGCGGTGCCGGGCATCAGGTGCCGCGCCACGAACTGTCCGGCATGCACGCCGCTGGCCTGGCCGGTCTGGGCGATGGCATCCGGGCGCACATCGATGGGCGTCAAGCCCGGTTCTGCAGCGACGCGGCGCAGGGTTTCGGCACTGTCCAGGTAGGTCTCGGCCAGGGTCAGGCGGTAGAAGCGCCGGGCGGCGGCCGTGACCGTCAGGAAGCGCGGAAAGCGGCCAGCGAATGACAAGCGGCCGGCGGCGCCGGGGATGGCCACTTCGGTCACCGTGGTGGCCTCGGCTGTGGCCATCGTGGTCTTCGTGGTGCGCTCGATCACGGTCAACTCGGTTTCGGTGCCATCCCGGTACAAATAAGCGCGCGGCATGATCCTCAGCAGGGCGTCCGACTGCACGGGATTCCAGCGGCCCAGCGTGTCGCCGCAGTGCAGGCCGATGCGATGGCCGGCGGTGCGGTGGCGGTAGAGGCGCAACTGCGGGTAGCGGCCGACGAAGGCGTTACGCTCCGCCGTGCTCAGCGAGGGCGACAGATGCACTTTGGCGGGAGGGGTGATGGCGCTGGTGATTGCGGCGCCGGACGATTGCGCGGCCCAGCGGAAACCGGCGAGCGTGCCTTTCATGCGATGCACGGCGATCGCCGATTTCACCAGTCCACGCTGCTCATCAACGGTATGGGCGCGCCGCCAAGCCACCGTATCGGCCATGTGGTACTGCCCGGCCAGGTGGGGGAGCGCCGCCGGCACCGCCAGATCGGGTGCCTGCACCAGCAAGGGATACAGTTCCAGGTCCGTGATGCGCTCTGCCAAGCCGTCCAGCGCCCGGCAGCGGGCATCCATGATCGATGACGGCAGCAGGCCTGTCCTGAGCGGCGTCGAAGGGTTAGCCATCGGCCACCCCGTTCAGCGTCACGGTGATCGACTCGCAATCCGGCCACTGGTGCGGCGTAATCGCGATCAAGGCCGGGGCTGCGACCACGGCGCGGTAAACACCGCTGATGCGTCCCGCCTCGGCGACGATCTGCTCCGGGACAACATCCAGCCCAAGCCGACGCCGACGATTGGCCGCGTAGGCCGAAAGGACCGCTTCCACTTCCTTCGCCACCGCCACCGGATTTGCATTGGTGAGTAGGGTGAGCCGCACTTCGATGCTGTAGCCGATGCGTTCCGGCGCCGCCACGATCACCTGATCGGTCAGCGGCTTCACCTCGTCACGCGTGACGGCAGCCCGCACCAGCGCCAGCAGCGCATCGTCTGGCAAGCCATCCGCCGTGATCGGCGAGATGCGGACGACGCCATCATTCGGCGAGGTGATG